GAATTGTATCAAGGTCATCTTGTCTGAATCTCCATTTGCTCTTTGACATGTTTGTTATGCATTAAAGTTATACGGATATGTGTTCTTGGCGCAGTTATCCGTTGCTGCCTTCAACTCTACGTATAACTGATGAAAAAGTAGGTCCATGATGTCCCAGTCCTGTGGCTGCTCGACACGGAACTTCTGAATACGTGCTGACTTGAATAACTCATTGAGCTGAGCTGCATCACTAATGGTGCTGAACGTTGCCTCAGTTAATCCATACTTATCACCAACTAACTGCTGGCGAAGATTAACTACCGACACACCGCTATCGAGTGTTGACGGACAGAACTTCTTGTAAAGCGAATCGTAATAATACAAGTTGTATTGGTTTTCGTCACCAGCCTTTGCAATCCAATACTCAATGTGTGTTGAGTGTGGGTCAGCGTTCAGTTCTTCAAGTGTGCCATTGAAAGGCTCAATGAATGTATTGCACTGATATACGATGTTGTATGCAGTGATATACGACTCAATGAGCTGCTCTGCTCGCTGACGGGTCTCATTGTCTGCTGTTGTCTTATCATCGGCAGGGAGGTCAGCGTAATCCAAATCCCAGCAGTTCTCCCAAGAGAGTTCAGAGACTTGGTACTGATACGCTTCCTCCTCCGCATTATAGCGGATGCGTCGTTTGTCCCAAGGCACTTGGAAGAGTGTCAAGCGTGGCGAGTTGTCAGAACCCTCAATAGATAGCAGGTCAGGAAATAAATCCTTATCATATCCGAATGTTGCAGCATCACCTTTATCTGGACCGATGGTAAAGAGACCGACAAACTTATATGTAACAGTTCCGTCTTCTGCTGTCTGTTTCTCGAATCCTACGAATGTCTCTTGGTAAATAGACACTCGCGCTTCGCTGTCCTGCTCGATGCCCTCATTTGTTAAGCCTACCGCTTTCCATAGGTCTGTAAAGGAGTTCACAGAACCCATCTTGTGGTATTGCATTGAAGAAGCAAGGTTCTTCTTTCCTGTCAGTTTAGATATTTTTGAAAGGTTCATGAAAAATTTAAACTTCTTTTGAGCGGTCTGACCATCTTCATAGATGACAGTCGAATCGTAAGACAATTTCCCTTTCCAGTTCCAAAAGTAGTAAAGCATTGACGATGTTCCTTGCCCTTGCATTTGGAAATTGGTAATCGTCAAACGAAGAAGATTCGTATTGCCATCTTTCGGATAGATTTCCAACGTGCCTTTAGGCTTGTAGGACTTGCCGTATTCATACGCAGGCAGTGGCTTGTCAAATGTAAACACATTCACCTTGCCACGCACTTTGTCGAAATCGACTGTAGTGCCGAGCGTATCATAGATGTCGTTATCTAATTTCTCTGCACTCTTCTCACCTACAGTTGAGAGCGCATTGATATAATCCTGATGCACGTTAGCAGCGTCCATTGCGCTGTCGTATATACGAATGGAATAGAGGTCAACGTCTGCCTTATCAGAACCTATGACGATGTCACCGCCTGAGCCTATCTGCATAGAATCGGTAAGCAAGTAGGCAAATTTACGAGCTTCAATGCCGTCAATATAGAGATAGACGAGGTTAAGGTAATAAGTATTGCCATTGAGTACATACGTGTACTTCTTAGGAGAGATAACGAGAGCAAGACGAATACGCACACCATCATCTGTGCTCATTGCCTGCACATCAGGATTACGCTCACTACGGGTTGCGAACATAATAGATGATGGTTTCACTTTAAGACCGATATAACCCTTCTGATAAGGCATAGCTATCGAGATGCACTCTGCATTGTAATCAGAAGTGTTATTAATCTGATAGTCTATCTCAATGGTCTTACCGCTTTGTGCTGCCTCCTTCTCAAAAGGCTTGTAATCGATAGTCAATCGTGAACCAGCGAGCAAGCGCAATGTGCGTGCGCCTTCATCATCCGTCACCCAGCCGTCACGTGAGAAGGCTACGTTCTGCCAATCAGAACCGATATGATCTGAGTTGATAAGATTGCGGAGGACATTGCGGTCGGTATCGGTGTTGTTTCTGTTCTTTGCATTCAGATAGAATACCGCTCCAGCTGTAGCTGAATAACCTTGCGAGTTATCCACAGGGAAAGGAATAGCATCACGCAAACGCACCTCGTCTGTTGGGTGAGTTCTGAATCCGATTAACGCTGTAAAGTCAGAGTTATCGATTGTCTCGACCTCAAGAGATAAGGTATACTGCATTTTGGTCTGTGTCAGTGTATTCTCTGACACATTCTCTTGCAGCACCTCATTATCCTTCTTCATCAAGATTGAGAGTGGTGTCGTTACCGCCTTGCCGTCATATACTGCATATTCCAGCACCTTATTCTCGTACCAGTTAAGCAGTTTCTCTGCCTTATTGTTCACGACAACCATCTTCACAGCCTCGTTATTAGCGACCGCCATAAAGTCATAGCCTACTGGAGTAGTCTGGACAGTGTTGTCTTCATTCGATAGCCAAGCAGAGAGATGGAAAAGACCAGTCTTATTCGTAAATGGAACGGTATAAGCGACAGGCGACGAGGTGTAAGTGGCAGTACCGAACTGACGCTCATACGTCTGTTCGTAACCTTCACCAGTAATCTTCACATGAAGCGTCTTACTGATGTTACCGCTGATGTAACACGGCAGCACAATGTCGCCTTGGTATGCCTTCCACCAATTGAACTCAGAGATAGAAAGGAAGAGAGCAGACAGCGTGATTGAATAGACCAAGGCAGGAGAGGTTTGCCCTGTTACCTCACCTGTAATCTTTACCATGATGTTATTTTGTCCGCTCTCAAGGAACTTGAACACATCAACAGTTGTAACTGTGTTCGACTGACAGCGACCACGAGCCTTAGACACGAACGTACCATCGCCAGCCTTAGCGAAGATTTCGTATGTTCCCCATTCGCCAGAGTCAACATAATCCGCCTGTCCGACATCCTTAGTGCGAGACACGAACATAAATCGAATTGCACACTCGCCTGCTGACTTAGAAGCCGATAGTGTTGTCGATGGCGACTGATTGACAGCACGCAAGTAATAGAGGATTGTCTGTTGCTGCCCTCCACCTCCTTGTCCAATATTAAGTTCAGACAGCTTCATAGGGACCCACTCATCACCATTCCATACGAGTACGCATGTCTCGGATGTGAGTTCGTCTGTTTCGCTATTTACGTTTGAAAGCTGTCCGAGGGTAGGACGGTTCTTCGCAATCGTCTTCTTCACACGTTCCTCCTCAGAGTTCTGTGCGTCTATTAACTCATTGACCTTTTCAGGCAACTTGTTAAATTCGTCAGCGGTCAGTCGTCCGCCTGTCTGTTTATGTTCTAAGTATAACTTCTCTATCGCCATGTTATGATAGTTTGAATGGGAAAGTATATGTAAAACCGTTGTTGCCTTCTATCTCTACACCGTGCGCAAGAGATAGAGCGTGACAAATGATGTCTTGAAGGAGTTTAGGGTGAGAAGAAGAGAAACTCTCACCCGTATTATCTTCGATGCCACGGATAGAAGCTTGTGCGAAGCGGTTATCTTTCGTACGGCTTTCTGTGATATATACCTTGATGTGCTTCATTAAATCCGCCTATACTTTTTTAGAAGCCAAATAATGATATAAGCAATAGAAGCTAACATAGTTGCAGAGAGTGCGCCTATTGCCCATCCGCCTACATCCATCTTTATCTTCTGCCACCTACTTAACTCTCGCTCAATGACCTTAGGAACCTCGATGTGTTCCTTCTTGGTAGCACGCAAACTGTCATTGCTCGCCTTATACCTGTCAATCAATCTTTGAAGTGTCAGATTGTCCTTAGTGGCATGCCAGCGGTCACGATAACGAACTATCAATTTCTCCTTGATGTTGCCTTGCTCATCCTTGATGATAACAACGCTGTCATGAATAGCGACACTATCACGGATGTTTATCACCTGTCGAGTGATTAAGCTATCCTTGATATGTACGCTGTCCTTCCTTGACATGTAGATAGTATCTGTGCGAATAGACTGCACAGGTACATACACTCTATGGGAACAGCTTGTGAGGCAGAGAGCCGTAAGTGCAAGTAATCCAATAAGGATTAACATTGAATACACGTAGTATTTAATTTCTTTGTCGTCCATAACTACACCTTTAATGTGAAACACTGTCTGCGTTGCTTCCCGTCTGCACGCTTATAGCCGACATGCACCCAACGTGATGTGTTAGATTTCTCGATAATGATCTGGTCGAATGCGTACCCCTTCTTGGAGAACTCCTTAGCCATGAATCGTTCAAACTCAGTCTGCTTACCATTGACAGGCTGCAAGTCAGCGGCATATCCCTCGACATGTGCAGAGTTCTTCACTCCACCTACAGCCTTATTCAATTCTGGTGAACGGTAGCCACTTGTCACACGGATAGCAGGATTCTCGATTTTGTGACGCTCACAATACTTACCCCATTCCGCACGAATATTCTCTAAGAGGGTAATCGTCTCGGTAAGATGAACTCTCACAATAGTAGGAGGATTATTGTTTATCTTTAATTGTTCAGCGGTGCTGGACTGAACCAGCTCCGCTATTGAGAAATTTGCCATGTCTAATCAAATTTTGGTTTATCATCATCTACATTCACGTGCGCACTCTTAAGATACTCACTAAGGAACGGCACTTTGTCTATCGCTTTCAGTGTCAGAACGTAATATACAAAGCCGGCTACTTTCCACATGGTAGTATCCTCAATGAGCATCATCCTCCAATTTCGGACAATGTTTGTTGAGTAAAACCAGATAGCCACACCGCACAATGCCTTTACAACTCCGAGTGTCTCTTCCCCAGCGTGGAGGAAATAGCCTGTAATGAAGATAGAAGCTGACATTACGAAGAATAAACAACAATGATAGAAGAACACCATTGACTTTTTTAAATTCCACTCCTCGCCATGTTTCAGTCCTGCAACTAATCCGAAGATATAGTTGACACCGAACACAATCAACATAGCATACATAAAGTCCCGTATGGGAAAGAATAAGCTCAGCATTCCGCTGATGACACTACACATTACGTATTTGAATTGTTCTAAATAATTCATAGTAAACAAAGTATTACTCCGACAAACGCACCCACCAGACCAGCAACTACATCTTTCCAGTCGAACTGCTCCTTACGGATGTAATAATCAACACACTCTTTTGCCACCATTAGCAGCAACACACCAACAATAGCAGGATACGCCCACGCTTCAACGTTAGCAAACAGTCTACCAAGCACGAATGCTACGATAAGACCTGCAATGAGGTGTAAGTACTTGTCGCTACCAATAGCAGCGAACTTCTCGAAAACCCTGTAAATACAATCTAAAAGTTTTTTCATATTATTTTATTTTAAATTAATAATGTTCTTACCAGTCAAAATCAATACCAGCCGTATAGAATACGCCTGCACCAAGATTATCATTACTCTTCTCAGGAGTTAACCAATG